TTATGATATTTTTATTTTGCCTTGAATTTCTTTTATAGCTTCTTGTTTTTTGTCAATAGAAACATCTGTGTAAATATTCATAGTTGTTGATATATTACTGTGTCCTAAAAGTTCAGATATAGTTTTTATATTAGTTTCATTCTCAAATAAACGAGTAGCGAATGAGTGCCTTGCTATATGACAAGAAAAATGTGGTAATAATTCAGGTTCTCTATTCTCTGATTTTGCTATTTCAGTTTCACACTTATTATAAGAATTAACTATATTGTTTATTGTTACATTAATATTTTTATATTCATATAAATTGCCATTTTTATTTGTAAAAATAAAGCCTGTATATCCATCAACTTTTAAAGTATTCAATGTTGAACTAAGCTGAAATTCTCTTACATTTAGTAAAGCTTTTCTGACTTCATTAAGCATTGGTATAAGTCTGATACTTGTTTTAGTTTTTGGTGCATCTATGTACATTTTATATTTTTTATTTGGAATTTTTATATATTGTAAGGTATGATTGATAGATATAAGATTATTTTTAAAATCTATATCATTCCAAGTTAAGCCTAATATTTCACCTATACGACAACCAGTACCGAATAAAACTGTAAACAATGGCAACCAACCTCTATACTTTGAAGATTTGATATATTCAAAGAATATTGATTGTTGTTTAGTGGTTAAGGCTTGCTTTTTCTCTGTATTATGGCATTGTTTTGTGAGTTCTTTAAGAATATTGTTACAAGGGTTTCTTAAAATTATTTCATCATTTACAGCAAATTCAAAAACACTATGAACTATTTTATGAAAATTTTTTATAGAGTTTCCAGTATAATTATATTTAGTTATAAGTTCAGAGTAAAACAATATAATATCCGAGCGTTTTATATCTTTTATTTTTAATCTTCCTAAAAAATTTTTAATTCTATTATTATAGTTTGACAGATATAAAGCTGCTGTGCTTTGTTTAATTTGTTTTATTTTTTGAGAATACCATTTTTGAAAAATATCGTCAAAAGTGCTTGAATCAGATAGAACACCTAATACCATTTCTTTTTGTTGGACTATTTCTTTCTCTCTAAGTTCTTTTAAATTTTTTGCATAAATGGATTTTCTCTTACCATCTCTTCCTTTATATCGGTATTCATATCGACCATCCTTTCTTTCTATTTCACCATCTTTTAAAATTCTACCTTTACTGTCTTTTCTCTTTTCTATCATTGTAAATTCCTCCTGTATAAGAAAAGAGAACCTTTATGACATATTTATTATACCACAAGATTCTCTTTTCTTCAATTATTAATTAATTATATTGAATATTGTCTAAGCAAATAATCTTCAAAAACTTTTCTTTTTATTAAACGCTTACTGCCATTCCATAATACGAATTTGCAATCATTATCATTGGTTAATTCTTTGATTTTGTTCTCACCTATATTAAACAGTTCAGATGTTTCTTTTACTGTAAGTAGAATTTTTAAATTTATTGGAACAGGAATTATTTTATCACTCAAATTATACACCTCTAATTTTATTTATGTAATCTGAAATTTGTTTAGCAATTTCTTGAACATTCTTAGATTCTACATTTATTGTATAATCTACCTCCTTTTCAATACCATCAAACATTCCAACATCAGATAAATTTCTTCTATAACTTTCTTCAATATCATCGCCTCTTTTTAAGATTCTAATAAGCCTTTCTCTACGAGAAACATTCAAATAAAAAGCATAAAAAATTCCTCTGGTTCTGCATAAACTTCTTAACCCTGATGGTGTTAAAATCGCAATTTTATTTTTGTCACTGATGATTGAAAATTGGTCTTTTGGTGTTCCATACTGCCAATTATTATATGTAGCAGTTTCAAGAAAGAAACCTTGTTCTTTTAAATTATTAAATTCTTCATTTGAAACAAAGAAATAATCTTTGCCGTTGACTTCTCCTTCTCTTGGTAATCGTGTAGTGTATGTAATTATTTTTTCATAATTATAATTCTTACAAAGTTCATTTGCTACACTTGACTTTCCACAACCTGATTCACCTAATAAAACAATAGTCATTAATTTTCTCCTTTATTTTCTTTTTCGATAAACAATAATTCTTCTGCATAAGGCAATTCTTTAGCCCAACTAATAAAATTAGGTTTACTTGAATCGTCTTTACCAGACCATTCATTTAATTTATGATTCATTCTTTGGTGTATCATATTAAATACATTTTCGTAAGTCATTGTAACTGTACGCTTTTGATTATAACTTGACGGTAGAAGTTGAATTATAGCATACCAATATTGTTTGTCTTTAGTTTCAATATATTTCAATCGTAATTCTTCAAGCTTTGCAATAATGGTATCAAGAAAAATAAGAGATTCTTTATTTAATTCATCAAAACTAAAATCATTACGAAAAAAATCCTTGCTATGAATTTTGTGCATCTTACTACATGAATTAGCAGCAGTTCCAATCTTATAAGTGTCATATTCAGACCACCAATAAAGTGGTGCTGTAATATCTACGCTAACAAAAATTTGTCGCATAAACTTTCTATGCTCAGAACCAGCCTTAATAAGTGTTTGAGCAAGTTTTAAATCATTTTCACCAATGATGTAATGATATTTTCCTTGATAACTGTCCTTTCTATCCCAACTGTTCATTGGGTTTCGCATACCTCTTAAAGCACCTTCAAAATTAAAAACTTCTGTATTCTCAAATTTCATATATTATTCTCCTTAAAATAAATTACAACCTTGTTCTATAAATTCCATATTCTTTTCTTCATACTTTGTTTTTGTAATACCAAGTTGTTCACATACACATTTTTTACATAATACATCCCTATTATCAACCTGATTCTCATATCTGCCAAACAATTTAAAAAACATAGCAATTTCATTTTCTTTCATCGGCTTCCCACATTTGCCACAAACTCGATTAAAATATTTCTTCGCCATATCATACGACAAACCTTTTATGTCAGCATATAATTTTACATTCTCATCGGTAGGAAGCTTTTTTAATAAATATTGATTTTTATACATAGGTGTTTTCCATACACCATTAGCCCATTCTTTTTCTGTCCAACCTAATCTTTTGACCTTAGTAATTTCATAATTCTTAATTATGGCACATTTAAACCATTCATATTGATGCGGATAATAAATTTTTATAATTTCATCCTCGTAAGCAGATGAATACGGACAAATTAAACACCCCACTCTGCTGAATCCTATTAAATACCGTCTGTTTATAGGTAGTTTTTTGATTAACATTAAAAGCCAAACATCTATATTTTGAAGGTCTATAATAGGTGCAAGTTTTACCCATTTCTTTGGAAATTTAGATTTGCCAAATAACTGATTATCGAAATCAAAGTCCATTAGAAACTCATATTTTGCTCTTTTTGTGCTTTCATATTTGCGTACTCCTAATACTTGTGCTATTTCGGCGTTGTTATCGAATGTTTTTGTGGCTTGTCCTTCTTTATATACAGAACAGCAAGACCTTCTGAATACATTAGGAAAAAGATAATTGTTATTTTTTATCCATTGTCGCCAACCGATTTTAGGATTAATGATTCTAATATTAGGTATTTGTTTTATTCTCTTATAGACATCAGCTGTTTCATTACTGGTATTAAAAAATATAAATTCATAATCAGGTGTAAATTTTATTTCTTTTAACATATCATTCCATACAGACATTGTTAGTTCACTGTCTTTACCACCTGAATGAGAGATTTTATAAATTTTATTAGGATGTTCACTTACATATTCAGCTAATCTATTTACACAATTATCATATGATTCATTTACCCTCTTACTTTCTCTATTAAGAGTTTCTGACATTGTAACAGGTACATAATCTTTAAATAATTCTCTATTATCTTTTTGAATTATGAATTTGCCGCCATTTTCCACTTTGAATTTTATGTATGGTTTATTTGAATATAAATCTAAATAGACCGTTTTTGTACTACCACCAACAATCCAGCAATCATCAGGCAGTGAGCCAATCTCTGGTATGTGAGTTTCTATAAATTCTTTTTCTTCCTTAAAAATAGGTTTGGCTTTATATCTATTTTCTTGAATGTTATCATTTTGTTTTATTTTCAATATATTATTCTCCTTATATTATATGTATTTTTCTAATAACCAATATAATATTTCTCCACGAACAGTAAGTTCATTTTCTTTTATACAATCCCATTTTTCAAGCATACCCTCAATTAAGAGATACAAACAGTTTCCATATATGTCGATTATAGAGATTGTTCTTCTTGGAATTTTATCATATGTTCTTATTAATATATCTAAAATAATCAAACAGGCAGTATCAAATTCTTTTGATGAAAAGTTGAGAGGCAATTCATACGCTTGTATCAAAAAGAAAAACAATAATTCTTTGATTTCAACTTCTTTTTCAACATAATCAAAAAATTCTCTTTCTGAAGAACCCCACCATCTTTTATCTGTAAAATTTATTTCTGGTGGTGCTATTTCAGCTAATTCACTATCTTTACTTATGTACTCAGCTATTTTTGATTTATTCCAGCTCATTTGTATCTCCTTTATTGTCCTGTTTACGCAAAGCTTTAAATCTTTGACTTACCAATTCTCTTTGTTTATCTGATACTTTTCGTGGTGGTGAAATTTTAAACCACTTTTTATTTATTTTAGCCATTATAGAACCATTTTCATTTATATAAGTTATTTTTACATCATTAGGATATTTCTCAGAATATTTTTGATTTTATTTATCCATTTTGATTCGGAAGATGACATTGTAAATGTTTCATCTCCATACATATAATTAGTTGCAGTTTCTCTTTCGGTTTTAGGTATACTCATTACATTTCTCTCCAATCAATTTCAAATACACTCATTGAAACATCTAAATTTTCATTATTTTTATCAAAAGAAGTAAATATATCTGAAATTTCTTTTGGGGATAAATGATTGATATACTCAATACAATTATCTAAAAAATCTAAACTTTCTTGCTTAGTCATTAAAATATACCTCTTTTAAGTTGTTTTTCTAAGCCTATAAAACCTACAAATAACTCTTATTATATATTTTTTAGGTACAAGCTTAATTAATATTCTACAACAATCATACAATTTGTCTGTCCCTTCGCAATAAAAACACATTTCTTTAAAAAGTTGATTCGTAAGTTGCTTTTTAGTCATATTTTCAAAATCCATAAAAGTAAATCTCCTTATGTTGAACTCCAATCTAAAGCTTGTCCGCACCACCAGCAACAAGGTTTATTAACGGGTATACTATCTTGTCCGCAGTTAGGACACTCAAAGCCAATTAAATCCTTATTTCTTATAATAGTGATAGGTACTTTTGGTTCTTGTTTTTCAAGGGCTTCAATAGTAAATTCAATTCCTTTTGAGTAATCATCTTGTGTATCTATACTTTCATCGCTGGCTATATGTGATAAAAGTTTAAATCGTAATTTTTTAATTAATTCTTGATTTGTCATTTATATCTATCCTTGATTCAATATTATATATCTATATATAGCGGTTTTATTTATCGTGAAATACTATATATAGATATATTTTCTTAATAAAATGTTGATTTTATCTTTTTACTAAATAAAGATAACTATACCTTCCAACATTACCCACTGGTTGTGCATTTAAGTACATTGCTACGGCATTAGAATCATATACTCTGTTGCCCTGCCTATACTGTTTGCCGAATTTTTTCTCCAAAACCACCTAAAAGCTGTGGTTTATTCCCTTTTGAGATATTACACTTCTTATTCATTTTTTAGCTCTATTAACTTATAGGCATTTCTTAAAGCACTACTACCTATATTTAATGTTAATGTTCCTATCGTTGATTGGTCTGCTCTTATATTGCTATTATAATCATCGTAAACCATAATTATAGAATCCCCTCCCGCAGCTCAGTGTGGTTTATACTGTCTGCGGTTGAATAAAATTTTCATTATTTATATCTGCATAAAGCCTATCAAGTCCAATTTCAAAAGCTCCTATTCCAGAGAAATAACTTCCTACTTTTAAATCATCGAATAAATATGGCATTGATTTGTATAATTCTTTGAATATGTAATAGAGAACATCAGTAACGATTGAGTTCCCAGCTTGCTTGTATAATTGCGTGTTACTTACTCCGGATAACTTAGCCTTTTCAAAATCTTCGTCTGAAAATCCCATCAAACGCCAAGATTCTTTTGGTGATATTTTTTTAATCAAACAATTATTCAAATTATTTACTATTAAAATTTTAGGTTCTCTTTGTCCACCTTGACAAGTGTTTAGTGTTGGTGATATTCCTTCTATTGAATACACTCTGCCAATCTGAGGATTTTTAAATCCTTTTTGATTATTTATTAAGTTGTCTATCTGTAATATTTTAGGAGCATCTATATACATTGTAGCAGTAAGCGTTGGCGAAAATAAATTGCTATTATATACTATATCTCTTGTTGATTTACTTAAATCATTTCTATAATGACAAGTACCTAAACATTTTTTTGAGGTATCAATTTTGTTTTCTACATTTTTTAAAAATTGTTTTGTTTTTTCATTGCTAACAATATATTTTGAATCAATGTTTTTATCTAAAACATCCTTTAATCTCAATCCATTATCAAATGGCTCTGGAAATTTAAATTTACCATTATCAATGTCTTTTCTGATAGAAACGATAAAACATCTTTCTCTATTTTGTGGAACACCATAGTCTTTTGCATTAAGAATTTGCCAATAGGAATTATATCCAGTTTTATCTAAATCATTTAATATCATTTGAAAAATATTCTTAAATTTCTTATTGGTTAAAGCTTTTACATTTTCAATAATGCTAATTTTAGGCTTTTTCCATTTTAGTATTCTTAATCCATCATAATATAAACCACTTCTTGTTTTTTCTCCATTAGCATTGATAAAACCTTCTTGTTTGCCAGCTGTACTAATATCTGTACAAGGAAAACCCCATGTCATCATATCAAAATCAGCAATTTTCTTTTCATCAACTTTTGTAATATCTCCAAGATTTAAAGATTCGTCTACATTATGTATTGCACAATAACTTTTTACTGCGTATTTATCAAACTCACAAAAATTTACTAATTCCCATTTTTTATTCAAACTGTATTCTCCTTTTAATTATCATATAAATTTAGCATTATTAGGTAACAATTTTCTATATTCTTTTGGAATTTTACCATTAGACCAAAGATTATTGGTAGTTAATTTTCTGCCATCAAAAAATTCAATATTAAATTTATTACCATCAAAGCCCAGCCAAGAAGTATGTATTGCGTTAGGCTTATTGCCACCATCTACATAACAATGACCATTTATAATAATTCTGTTATTTTTATCTTTTACTATCTCATTCCAAAAGTGTTTACCAAAACATTCTGAAGAACATAAAATAGCACTACTGTAGCTACTTTTTTCAATTTCTTTCCCACAGATTTCACATTTCATTAACATTATCCTTTTTATTTAATTTAACATTTATATTGTGTATCTTATAATAATCAACTTTTTCATATGTGCGTAAAACACAGTTTATGATTTCTCTATCAATGCCATATTCTACAATTAAAAGATTAAGGGCGAAACCTCTTAAATTATCAGAAGCGGATATAAATTTAATAGAACTACCATTACTAAACTCAATTCTTGGATTGTATTTGCTCATACTAATTTTTACTCCTATATCCTCAATATTTACTTTTAAAATATCAATTATAGATTTTGAATCTAATATATCTCGCAAGGCAATTCCAATTTTATATTTAGGAAACTCTTCACAAATATTTGCTGCATATTTTAAAGCCGACAAAGACAAATAAAGCATTTTAGTTTCTCCTATTTAAGTTAAATTTTATCGTTCCATACACGCATAGGTTTAACCAATATGGTATTTTACTTCAAAAGGACAGCTTATATTGCATACACAATGGTTTAGAAAAGTACATTCAAACTCCCTATATCCTGTATCATGCTCATAACATATACATTCAATATAAGGACAAAATTCCCATTCGTTTTCTATAAAGATTTCATCCATCACTTATTATCTCCTAATAATTTTAAACCGCTACTTATTTTAGAATAAGTGTCACTCTGCATAAGAATATCAAAAATTGTATTAGAAAGCATATCTTTCATTACTTGGTCAGTAACATTTTTAATATTACGGTTAATGTCATCTCTTACAGATTTCATATAATTTTTAAGTTGATGTTTAACCTCTTTTGACACATCAAAAGACTGTTTGATAAATTCATCAAAAGAAATTTCTTGAAAACTTTTTTCTCCCCAACGGTTTTGAATTTCGGTTTCAAATTTTTTATTATTCATAATATCAGAAATTTGCTTACTTATATATTCTTGAATAGTATATGTTTTAATATTCTGATTAAGTAAACCTTCTCCAACTGTAATTGTTGTTGTTTCAAGATAATTTTTTAAATATTCTTCCATTTTTTTATTTATTGTAATCTCAATAATCTCTTTATAATTTTCATCAATATATGTTGAAATCTTTTTCTCAATAACATCTTTAATTACATTATTAGCATTTTCTGTTATTGCAATTTCAACAGCATCACTAAGATTTTCCATGTCTATGTTTACTTTCATTAGAATAACCTCCATATAATTATCTGTAATTTAAACTATTCTTATTATATCTTTATATATAATGTTATATTTTTGATAAATATTATATTTATTTTCGTGTAAATGTCCACTCCACCATTGTTTAAAAGCTAATCCTAAATTCAACAATTTTTCAAAATATAAAATAATATTATCAGTATCATAATAACCATATTGACAACATATTTCTCTTGGTGGGCAATGAGTAATAACATAATCAACCCCATAATTATTTTCTTTAAGTGTTTCTATTCCAAGTTGCATTTCTTCTTGATTTGGTAATTCTTCTTTCCACCAAGAAGAATGATTTACTCTAAACATTCTGCCTTGATTTACCCACTGCTTATATGTATTCTTAAACTCATTTTCATCTGTGAAGTCCGAAGGATTTAGAATCCCATCATCAATATCGTGCGAACTTGCACCTCCCATTGCAAAGAATTTCTTACCTTCAAAATCAAAAATATACCCTCTCATTAAATGATAAATATTATCTCTAACTTTATGAGCTTTACCACCATGAAAATCAATTATAGGAAATTCATTATATAATCTGTCAAAATTTTCGTGATTTCCGTCTACAAAAACTAAAGTAAACGACTTATCGTTCAACCAATCTAACCAATATCTTTCTTTTGAACAGTCATACCAAATACCACCGAAATCACCAAGGACAATAACAATATCGTCTTTTGTCATTTTCTTTTGCTCTGGGAAATTTTTTGTGTTAAAGCGACTAAAATCAGCGTGTGTGTCACCTGTTATGTAAATCATATTTATCATTCGCTTTCTAATGTAATGTTACATGATTTTATCATACTCTACGATTCCACATTTTTTTAAGTTCTCTAAGTTCTTCTATGCTTCCTAATTCCTTGTATTCTCTATATTCTTCAGCCATTCGATTAAGCATAAAGACTACGCTATCAGCAGTAGGATTGTTAGGTTCAACTTTATCAAAAGTTTGTTTGATTTTATTAAGCCATTCTTCCATATATAATTCTCCTTTTAATTTTTGCTTGTACTTCCAAATCCACCATTTCGAACTGCTGTAGCTTCATCGTCTACTGTAATTCCATATTCTGAGAAGATTCCCTGACAAAAAGCTGTTCCTTCTTTTAATTCAATTGGTTTAGATAATACAGGGTCACTATTGACAAGTTTCATAAACATATGTCCTTCATTATCTGAATAATAATAATCAGAATCAATAATGCCGACTGTATTAGCCAGACGAACTCCAAACTTAAATCCATGACCGCTACGAGGATAAGCTTTCAATACCCATCCATCATCCATTTTGCAACGAATACCTGTAGGAACTTTGATAGTATCATTTGGAAATAATGTTGCACTATAAGGCATAAAGAAATCATATCCAGCACTACCGCTTGTAGCTCTTTTAGGAAGAACAATATCGTCATATACTCTTCTGATATAATTTTCATCCCAATCAGGATAAATGTCCTCAATGGCTTTCATAAATTCCTCAAAAGATACCTTTTCAAATTTCGCTATTTTCTGCATATTTATTCTCCTATTTTTTCATTTTTCTTCTGCAATGACAACAGCATTGTAAATAATTACTCGTTTACCATCTATATCAAATAGAACTTTATTTGATTCATTTTCTTCAATGTCACATTTACCTTTATATGTCTTTAAAAGGTTTCCATCATAACTGTAAACTGAAATGGTTCTTTCAAGACCACCATTATACTCTGAATTCCAATCCTTTTTCGACCTCTCCCAACTTTCACCACAACCACAAAGAAGAAAGATTATTCCTATGGTAAGTACACCTACAATAATTTTCTTAGCAACTTTCATTCTTTACCTCCAATAACTATTAGAATGTTCTGAATTGATTTTATTTTCTTTAGCTTTTTGAGATATTCTATTTTTATAACACGCACTTTCACAAAGACTAAGATTTAAAATATTATCAAATACTTTACCACAATATTTACATTTATAAATTTTCTTATCCATATTTCTCCTTTCAAGCGGATATAAATTTATATCCGCTATTTTTTACTTTATTTTACGATTTATATAATATTACTTTATCTCTCTTTAAACTCTCTTGTACATCTATCACTCTTTGATTTGATGAACCACACCAAGCAAGCGTAATATCTCGCTTGGTATAATCATATTTACCATCAACAAGTACATCAATCATTTTTAATAAATTTAAGTTGTTTTTCTTGACTTCTTCAAACAAATATCCAGTATATAACCATATTGTCAGATAAGGAAATTTATTTTTTAATGTCTGTATTATGTATATACTAAATTCCTTATTAGATATTGGGTCGCCACCTGACAATGTAAATCTTTTTGCAAAAGGACAATTTTGATAATATTTAATAAGATTTGTCATATTATTAGTAGTAAATATCTTTCCACCATTTTTACTCCAAGTTTGTGGATTTTGACACTCCTTACAATGATGTGGGCAAAATTGAGTAAAAACAACAGCTCCTAAATTTTCACCATTTGCCACATCATCATATTCAATACCCGCATATCTAAATACTTTATTCCGCATTAATATACCTACTATGTTTTACTCTTTCCTCAACTTCTTTTCTTTTACCATCATTAAAATTACGATAATCTGTAGAAAGATAACCTGTTACCCTTCTTAATTGTTGAATATTTTTGCTACCACATTCAGGACACTTGTCATTAAATTCACCTTGATAGCCACAATCTAAACAACTGTCGATAGGAAAATTAAAAGCTAAATACGGAATATCAAGTGTATTAAAAGCATAATCAATAATATCTTCAACAGCTTTTGTATTTTTTACAAATGTGCTATCAAGTTCTATGTAAGTAATATTTCCTCCCGTTGGATATTTACAGAATGGAGCTTCAATATCAAGCTTTTGCTTGATTGAAACCTTTTCCCATACAGGAACATGATGAGAATTTGTCAGATAATCATGTGATGTTACATTTTTGATTACACCATATTGTTCTCTTAACGCTTTTAAAGCCGTCCTACATAAATTCTCTGCTGGGGTAGCGTAACAAGAAAAATTTAAATCATTTCTTTCAGAAGCTTCTGTTGCAAATTCATTGATACGCTTTACAACAGATAATGCAAATTTATGTACTTCTTTATCTTCTGCATGATTTTTACCAAATAAAGCTTGACACATTTCGGCTATTCCAATATATCCAATAGCAAGCGTATTATGTTTTAATGCTTCATATACATTTTTTTTACATTTTCTTGCATCTTGAATTGTATTATTTTGATACATGAAAGGTGCAGCTTTTGGAGATTGTTTTGCCATAATTGCAAATCTTTCAAGAAGTCCTTTTTCGCATAACTTTAATGTTTTTTCAAACGCTTTCAAAAAACCCTCAATGTCTGGAACACTGCGTTCCCCAAGACAGATACCATATTCGATTCCTAACTTAGGAAGAATAATTGTGTTTGGGACATTATTACCTCTTCCTTGTCGAGTATAACCAAGTCCATGTCTATCATATCCTACAAGTGTTCTACATCCCCATTTTATTCATACGGTTCGCAACACCGTACAGTTCTCTTTTGAACTTCCTCATTTTTACAATGAGATATTAGACTATATCATCATCTTTTTAGATGCCTATCGTTTCGATTTAAAGGGACTTATTTTAGCATTGCCCTACTGTCATTAACTTACAGTTCTACTCTACTCGCTTCCAATTATATTGTGCTTTCGATAGTCGTTTAGCTTTTATAATAGTTTGTTATGTAAACTATTAATTTAGCACAGGATTGTTCTCAAAAAGAATTTCCCTGTTTAGATAGGTTTTCTTAATAAATTACTTTATTAAGCCACAGATATATTTATGGTGCTAAAGAATGTATCAGGATTGTTGCTATCTTCATGTGCTTGCGACCAATCACAATTACACCAGTTAGGATAAATACGCTTACTCATAGACTTTAAGGCTAACTGTTTTAAATCATAGTTAATATCACCTTTATCAGCATTTACACCTTTTTTATATTGGAATATACTTATAGGAAAAATACTTGTTAGATGATGTTTGCCGATGCCGTCTATACTTGCATTAAAAATCCATTTTGTAACCAACCTGCCTTCAGGAGAAGTATCTCTGCCAAGGTTGATTGAGGTAAAAGGTCATTTTATTATCATAAAAGTTTTTTATCTTTTATATCTGGAGATTTCTCTCTTACTATATCGTTGTTAATTCAACGCAGTTTAGCATATATTTTCATCCTTATAAAAGGAGTGGACACTCTTGGTGATATTATATTCTTATTTCTATAATAAGTTTCAATCACTATGCGTTACAGTACTATTGCTTTTTACACAATAGTTACCTCGGTATTACCTTGGTAAAACATAATTTCATTTATAATTTTATCAAATATTTCTTTTTTTCTATGCATATAAATTTTTACATCTCTATATATATAATTGTATAGCCTAATAAGGTCGTTGTTTCTTGTGTAATTTATAGACCACAAATTGTCTTGTTCTTTGTAAATTTTCACTTTGTTTATTCCAATCTCATTGCTTAAAAAATCTACAATATCCTGTAAAAAATCATAATTACCTTGACATATTCTTAGGGCTTTTTTATGAACTTTTCTATTAAGTCTATTATTAAAAGCAACATTTCCATCACCGTCAATAATTCCTCTAAGTAAATGTCGATACATTTCTTTGGGTAAAAATTTAGGAAATATTGTTGAATTACTTTTTCGTTCTTTTACTCCAAACTTTTCAAGACTTTTTACTAATTTATTTGACAATATATTTATGCCATAACACCCTCTACCATCCGAACTTGGCTTTTTATTACTGTTTAATTCTTTTATAAATTTATATAATAAGTATTTGTCTTGTTCTTTAAGTGTTATATTGACTAAATTTTGCTTTGAATTTTTTTTATAAATACAACCATCTGTAATTATCAACCCTAAAAAGTATGCTTTTTCCTCTGTGTCTATATTGTCAAAGTAATTTTGATTTAACTCAGGAGAAAACAATTCAACCTTACTATATCTTTTAAATCTAAATTCATTTAAAATATGTGACACAGTTGGTATTGAATAATTAAAATTTAAAGCTAATTCCTTTAATGTCATAGGCTTAGATTTGTAGAAATTAAGTATTTCTCTTTTAGTATCTAATGCAATCTTTTTTGACATCTACATTACACCTCCTTAATTGCCTTTCGACAGAAAATCTAAAAATGAAATTATTATATTATATTTTACTTTAGGTTTCACCGATTTTGCCCAGTTTTTTATTACATATTACTATGTAAGCAAGCACTTATTTTACCTGCGAGCCTTGTCTTGATTCAAGTGTATTAAGGTTGTGATACAAAGCTTGTGTCGCTTGTCTTCCTTCTTTTTCAAGCATATCTATTGCATATTCATATGCTTTACTCCAAGATTTTGCTTCTCCATCTTCAATGCCAATATTTGAGGGAATATGTTCAATGTATTCTGTATTAGCATTTTCAATATATTTCAAGCCATCTTTAAAATGTTTTGAGAAACTCATTTTTACAAATGGTGCGAGGTCATAATCAAGATGAATAGTTCCAACACCGCCAAATTGTATCTGACTTTGGCATTGGAAAGCTACTGCCACAAGTTGACAAGCTGTACTAAAACTTGTTGGAGGTCTTACATCTCCATTTCGAGTACGAAATCCATTTGTAAAAATTTCTTGAAAATTTAAATTTAAACAGTTATGAACTCCGTAAATTGCTTTCTCAAGGTCATGTTGATAAACTAACATTTCCCTATGAGCATTCGCAACATCATTAGAAAGTCCACCAAAATCAAGTGCTATTGTTTTACCAATATCAGACGCAGCTTCTTTTTCTCGTCCACTAAAAGACATTTCGTCAACATTCGCATTTGAATGGTTATCAACTTCAGAATTTACACGAACCATAACCTTCTTAACCAATTCACTTTTCTTTTCTCTATTTTTGGTGCGTTCATTTCGATATATTATGTATGCTTTGGCAACATCTTTATAGTCGCTTGCCATAAGTTTTTCTTCTATAATATCTTGAATTTTTTCTACTTCTATTGCACGATTAAGATTATGAATTTCATCAGCAATCTTCGTTTCTAAACAGTTCATCGTAATTATGCCTACACTTTTCATAGCTTTCCGAATGGCATTGATAATTTTATTTTTATCAAACTCAACCTCTCTACCATCTCGCTTGATAACTTTTCTCAATATTTAACCTCCTAAACCACATTCAATATAATTATTATATTCCTCTCCACCATCATCGCTAATTGTCATAGCAACACATTTGCCGCCAAGTATTGTTTGAAGGACAAGACCACTTTCATCTATTAAATATTTACCTGCTTTTCTACAAGATTCTGGTGTTGCAATAAATGGTTCTGGGATAGTTACTTGTAAAATTTCTTTAGCAATCTGTTTCAAATGCTCTACTTGTATTTTGTTTGCCACTGCAATAGATATACCAGTTTTGCTTGAATAGTCAACAAGCATAGTCGATTTTCCTGTTCGCTTTCTTTGATAAAATGTCATCATACTGTTACCTCCAAAATATATTTAAAATTATATTTTTATTTACACGCATATACTCTACTGTAGGTGGCGGTCGGTACTTTGCCACCCAATTTCCTCGGTGTGTCTGCTGTGTCGTATTCATATTTGAAAACCTCCTTGAAATTATTTGTACGAAAAAATCGTACACTATATATATCTGCTTTTTGATGTATGAATTATAACTTTGAATGAATTTTTTTGAAATATTTTTTATTCGGTTAGCATTTTAAGCATAAAGGTATTTCTTAAAAGATTAGCCTTTTTCTTAACTGCAATATTTATTGTATTGATAGAACCAAAATGAAAACATCTTTCTCTCATTCGTGTGAGTCCTGTATATAAAAGATTGGAATTTAACATAAATGTATGACTTTTAGGAGTACACAAAATAATAATTCTTGCACTTCCACCCTGAGAAGAATGTATACTTATAGCATATCCAAGTTTAACAAGTTGCATATCAGATTGAGTATATTTTATACGAAAACCATCAAAATTTATGATTACTTCACCGTCAATTATATCTTCAATAATTCCTGATTCGCCATTTGCTATAAAAACCTCTTCTATATCATCTTCTTGTTCTTCTATATCATCATCGTCAATTTTAGCCTTATAATTATTTTGCTTCTGAATAACTAAATCTCCAATATAATATGTAATATCTCCAACTTTCATAAATTTGCTTTTAGCATAATTAGGATTCGCTATTTTTTGAATTTCATTGTTTAATTCAATAGAACCACTGTTACCTACATTCTTAGCACTTAAAACTTGAATATCTTCTATGGAAAAACCTTTATCTAATAATTTCTTATAAAGTGCAACTATATTCTTTGTAATATTTTCACTATTAGTGTCAATAAAAATATAATCACCTTTGCCGAAAGAGGTCATCTTATTTTTCATTGAATTATTTAAATAAGGCTTAGAATTACGAGTATCTGTTGCTACTTTCATCAAGCCACCTTCACCATATCTAAAAATTCGGGTTAATGTTGTTGTAGGAATTACTTTACTTTCAATAAAATCATTCAATAAGTTACCACAACCAACTGAAGGTATCTGCGAAGAGTCACCTATAAGCAAAAGTTTTGTTGTTGAAAAATCAATACTTTCAAGAAGTTTATAAAATAGGTAAACATCAACCATTGAAAATTCGTCTACGATAACAACACCATTTGAAAAAATAATTTTATCCCATTCATCTTGAGGTGTATCTTTATTATTAAATAAGTTATGAACAATTTCTCTATGAATTGTAGAAGCATCTCTACCAGTATATTTTGACATAACTTTAGCAGCTCTACCTGTTGGTGCAAGTAACTCATAAGCTTTATTATTATCACTTAACATATTCAATATACTTTTAATAGTATTCGTTTTACCAGTGCCAGCTTTACCTTCAAGAATAACAATATTATATTTACAAAGTTTATTCAATGTTTCTATCTGTTCATCGGTTAAAGTAATATCTCCTGTATTTCTATATTTTTTTGTATCTATATCCCAAACATTATCTTGATTATAAACATTATTTTTTATCTTTTGAGCTATGTGAAATTCCATTTGATAAGTATACTTTGAAGCAATTTCCAATGTTTCAGAATTATAATAAATTCTATCATCAATAATGGCTTCGTTAAAGCGGTCAGAAGTTTCAGGAACTAATTTAAAACACTCGCTCCTCAATTCGATTAAATTTGTTTTAGTATTACCCTTATTTTCATTTTCTTTGAGTAAAAACAATATTGCTTCTACGCACCTTTGTTTACTTGAAACAAGTTTTTCTTCAAATTTAATTACTGATTCTTCTCCGTTTTGTTCATTTTGTTCATTTAATTTATCTATCGCCAACAATATAGAATCAGCCTTTTTAAACCCTATTCTATCTAAACTACATAAAGTTTTATATGGTTCATTTTGCAATCTATATTTAATATTGTCTACCGTCTTATATTTATCAAGCAATTTTGAAAGTGCATTTATAGAAAGACAACCACTATATTCCGCAATCAAAGTTGATAAAGAAAAATTCTCAATAATTTTTTCTTTGATTTTATTAAATGTCTTTCTACCTATTCCTTGCAGCCTATCTAAATCTATATCATCTAAATCATTGTTCATAACCTTATCTACAATATCAGGATATATTGCTAATATTGTATCAGCTTGTTTTTTAGTGATAATTTCTTTTAAAAATTTCTCTTTTTCTTGAATTGTTGTTGGTATTTTCCTTTCGGCAATAAAAGCCTTATAACTAATTCCGTATTTAGTTTCTTCTTCAATAACTTTAAATCTATATTCAACATCAATAATTAAGGATTGAAAATCACCAATAACACTAACATTTTGATATTTATTTAATTTTATATCTGGATATTTTGTTTCATCTATTTCAACAGCATAAGCTTTGAAATTTGAATAATCACAGATACATTTTTTAACAATTCCTTTAAATTCAAATGTTTTTATTTCTTTCAATATCGTCATTCCTTTGTGTTTTCGCTTTTTCTATTCTATCTTTAGCAATATTAAAATAGTTTTCATCTAATTCCATACCAATGAAATTTCTATTAGTATTTACACAAGCCACACCTGTACTTCCAATTCCCATGAAAGGGTCTAAGATAATTTCATTTTCTTTTGAAGAATTTTCTATAAGAATTTTCATTAATTCAACAGGTTTTTCTGTGTCGTGTAAATTTTCACCTTTAAGATTTTTGGTTTTTTTATTTGGTATAGAAAGAATATCACTTGTTCCACAGTTGTTTATTTTCTTTCCTTTGCCTTTTCTAAAAAATAAAATATATTCAAATTGCGACATATAATAATGCCCCATTATTTTATTACCTTTATTCCAAATGAGTGATTTTATAAAATGAAATTTTGAATTTAAAAATGTATTAATCATATGTGCTAAATTTTTATGATTTGTCATAACATAGAGATGCGTTTCATCTTTTAATATTCTATAAAATTCAGGAGCATATTTTATACAATCAATATCATTATAGATAAACACTTTTCCTTTACTAAATATATCTTTCTTCAACATTCCACCAGAATTTCCTGCATTTCCTCTTGAGGTTACTCTGTACGGTGGGTCAGTAGCTATTAAATCTATACTATTATCAGGAATTTTCTTCATCAATTCCAAACAATCACCTTGCAAAAGCTTTGTTATGCACATATGTATTACTCCTCATTTTTTATAACTTCATATTCTTCTAATATCGGTTCTTTTTCGTCTGTAATTATCCAATCGTCACCAACTTTTTTTCTTTTAAAATCCCAAATAAATCCATAGATTTTCAATATTGAAAACTCTCCGAAAGGCTTAGATTTATAAATATTACTACGCTTAATTCTTGTTTTAAGTTCTTCACCTGATGAAATATTTCTTACTATTAAATAAGGCTGAGTAGAATTTTTATAAGTTTTAAAATCAATAACTATATAATAATCATCTGAAACTTTAGGGTTAATGTACTCTATATATTGCAGATATTCTTTTTCAAATTTCATTTGTTCAACAACATTCATAGACTTATTCTCTATCTTGTTACAAAGTTCAGATAATAAACCTATATTATCTATTTCTCTATATTGAGATTGAGTTTCTTTATTAGAATATTTTTTCACAAGATATTCAGATAAACCATATGTAGAATAATTATCTATATTTTTTTTAGAAATAACGCTACAATTTCTAAATGAAGGTAAAATTGTTTTTCCTTTTTCTTTAATTCCATTATAAAGGTTATAAATATTTAAAAGATATTTATTATTTCCGAAATCAGAGAAGAAGTTTAATCCTATTAGAATTTCTAACTGTCTTGAATTTATACTGGTTTTTGCTGTTATATCATCTAATAGTTCAATAAATGTTTTATAATCTTTCTGTTTTGATAATTCTAATAATTCTTCTGCAATTTTAGAATTACAATATTTGATAGATTCTATTCCTTTGTAGATTGAATTTGTTTCTTTATCCATTGTATATTCAGAAGATGATTTACCAAATTTGATTGGCAATAGTTTTATATTAAAATAAGATAATTCGTTGACTAATTTATGCGTTCTATCTGTATCATCAGCATAGTTTGATAAAGCCACTGTATAATATTCTAATGGATAATTTGCTTTCAAGTATGCACCATATAAACTATCAACACCCGTTGCGACAGCATGGGCTGAACAGTTGCTTGTTACGATTCCACTATCTACTACAAATGTATGATTCGGAGCAGCCATTGTTACAGAATATACATTTTCTTCACCGATATATTCAATAGAAACAATTTTTTCTATATCAACCATCAAACCTCTTTCATATCGCTTGTTTACATATAGACAATCTCCGAACTTTAATCTTTTTAGTTCAAAAGTACCATTTGGTGTAGGGAACTTATGATTATCTGTGCAGTCAATAGTAGCTCCACTTTCTGTGATTACACGATAAGTCTTACGTATACCAGTAAAATGAATATCTTCAATATCATTTTCGTGTAACATACCATCATCACATAAAGACAATCCTTTGCCATAACCATAACTTCTATACTTCTTATATAGACTTAAATGACCGTTTTTCACAGCATATTGGCGATTATTCTTGATATTGTACATTTCTTCTATAGTTGGAACATAACCGTTACCATTTCTATTTCTAAGAAGTTTTGTATTACCAGATACACAAAACCCATACGCCATACAACTTTGAATCATACTCCATGTTTCATCAAAATTATCAATAGAACCAGTATTTTCAATCCACTTAATTTTAATTCGATTTTCTAACGCTCTAAAATCTTCAGGATGAATTTTTTTCTTAGATATTTTTTTAATCAAACCAATAGATTCTGCTGGTGTTACACCAAGCCATTCAAAATATTGCATTAAATTTTCTTGAAATATAATATATGACTTTGTAGAAGTTAATATTTTATCTAAGTAAGAAGAACCTGTACTAAATTTATCTCTTTTAATAAATCCATCTCTCCAAGGCTCAAAAAATGGTCTTAAACAAGCAACAAACATTGCCATATCTGAAATGGTTTTTGGTTTAAATTTTTTTAACAATGAGGTTGCCCAATCACCATCCACTTGATTCAAAGTGCAAGTTAGTCCTTTTTCAAAAATATCCCAAATATTATCATTTAATGATTCAAATAATTCTTTAACTGTTATAATTGGTTTTCCAATTAATTTGAATGTTTCATCTATAAGCTTATATACTGTCACAAGAAGGAAATCATCTTTGAGCATTTTATATTCGTCTGCTTCGCCAGAAGTAATCATGGCACAAATATTATCCCCAATTCTTACCACACCATATTCTTCTTGTAAATTTTTATTATCTAAGAGATAAGCACATGGGTGAATAGAGGCTGACACAACGGTGTCTACATATTTATTAGCTTCATCAATAAATGGTTTCCACTTATTATCATCAATATAATTTTCTATTTCTTTTGCAATTTCATTATATTCATCGTACTCAAGTCCATGAGTTCTGCATACATTACGAAAAGCTTCACCTATTTGCATAGTTCCATAAGCAATCATAGGATAGCATCCATATTCACCAAGCAACTCTTTGGCAGCTTTAACAAATGGTTCTTGTGACACTACATTATAATCAATATCAGGAAGTGCATGATTTTCAAGAAGTCTTGCTGTACTCATAAATCGTTCTGGATATAATTTAATATCAAGTTTAAATCTGTCTAATTGAGTCATACCAAGTATCTTATTGATATAGAACCCCCCACAGCTCCCACGCCCTGTTTTTGTCAAAACGCCATTATATTTATTAACTGCTAAGTCAACTAACTTTTCATTAAGCAAGAAATAATCTGCTGTGTTTATTTCTTTTGTATCTTCGATTACTTTCATTTCATCTACGATACCACGCTTATACATATTTAACTCATCGCCAATAATGTTTTCTTGTTTGGCAATAACTTTAAATTTTTTAGCAATATGTTTTTTTAGTTCATTTATTTTTTCATCTGGTGTAAAATTAGGATATATACTTGGCATTTTAATATTCTTATCAATATCAATATCTTCACAATTCCTGAAAATAAGCGTATTTGCCATTGCTTCGATTATTTGTTCATCAGTTAAAACACCTTGATTTTTAAATCTATTAAACATAGTATCATAATCAGGAAAATCTAATAAATAATTATCTTCATTGCCATAATCAATTCCTTTACCTTTTAAAAAATTCAATCTATCTTTCGCTTGTTCTGGATATATATAATGACTATCATTGGCTGCAATAAGTTTAAGATTAAATTTTTTTGATAATAATAAGCATTTTTTATTTGTAGTTATCTGAGTTTCTTCACAATGATTTTGTACTTCAAGGAATAAATTCTTTCCAAAATGTTGCATTAATGGTATAAAAATATTTCTAATTGAATCTTCATCTTTTAAAATACCTGCAACACAAGCAGTAGTAATATATACTTCATTTGGATTTAACTTTAATAAATCCTCTATAAAGAATCTTGGCTTATAATAAAACCCTTCTATATTTGCTCTGCTAACCATCAAGTTAACTTTTTTTCTTGCTACATTATCAACAGGAATAATTACTATATGATAATTTCTTTTATCTTTTTCTAATGGATTTTTTACTATATATCCTTCTATCCCATATAAACAACGAATATTATTTTGTCTACACAAGGTTAAAGATTCAAAAACATCTCCACCAGACCCATGATTTGTTGTATAATAGCAACCATAACCTAATTCTTTTATTCTGTTGATATAATCTATTGTTTTAATATGGGTGTCTGGGGTAAATATGTTCGATATAGAATCGTGTTTATGATAATTTTCATATTCCTTAATCATTTGCTACTTTACTCCCAACAATTTTGTAATTATCACATTACCATTTATTTGTTTTTATTACTCCTTTTCCCTGTCTCGTCACAAAACATCAACCAACCAACTTAAATCGTACCATTCTGACATACTTTCATTAGATATATCTTTCTCAGTTTCACTACCAACACCATCAAATAAATTTTCTTTACCATTTTCTTTATCTTTTAACTTTTGAAGATATTCACCGTAAGGTTTATGTATAGAACCACTATATCCACATAAAGTAGAAAAATAATAACTTTCTTTCTTTATATCTTCTTCATTATCCCAAAATATCTTCTCATTTTGATTTTGTTGATAATCTTTTTCTCTTGCTTCAATGTCTCTAATTGTAGCAATAATATCCCTACGCCATTTATCCATAAGTTTTTGTGTCAATGGAACATAAACATAACAATCTGAAAAGACATATTTGTTTCGAACCTCTTTCGGCAAACAAGTAATATCATTTGTTTCTATCAACATATTTAAATAACTTTCTATTTCTTTTTCGGAATATTCATTCTTTTTAAGCCACATCTTGACATTACTTTTTAAAGAATCGCCAATCTTATATCGTTCAATATCTCTTGCTTTTTTAGCACCATTAGATTGTTCATACTCAACAGTACAATATTTAAGAAAATTAAAACCAATTTTTATTTTTTCAATAGGTATACCAGCTTGAACTAATGCCATAGCATAGATTACTAACTGTCCTGTCTTTTCTTCTATTGTCTTTCCAGAAAACTTTGTTGAAGTTTTAAAATCTATAATATTGATATTGCCATTTTCATCTCTAAAACAACAATCTAAATATCCCTGAAACAAATTTTCACCTATTTTGACTGAAGCAAACTTTTCAATATTAGTTTTATATTCTATTGGCTTATGATGTTTGAAAAAATGTTCAAGATTATATTTATACTTTTCAGAAATACTTTTATTTTTCTTTTCATCATTTCTGTCAAATTTCAGATTAAGAACATCAATATTCATAATCCAACCATCTTCAAAATCAGTTATCATATCATCATATTTAATCTGATTTGTATAATACTTTTCAAGTGCGGAATGACAAATACTGCCAAGTGATGCATAGACACAATCTGTCCTATCTTCTGGAATATGCTTTATGTATTTTAAAAAATATTCATATTTAGATGTTAAAAATGTATTTACCTTACTCCAAGACCATAGTCGAGTTACATTTTCTTTTTTCATCAAAACTGTTAATTGTTCTTTTGATAATCTTGACATATTTCACCTTCTTTTGCTTTTTCTATTCTATCTTTAGCAATATTAAAATAGTTTTCATCTAATTCCATACCAATGAAATTTCTATTTGTACCAGAACCCATGAAAGGGTCTAAGATTAACTGATTTTCTTTTGAACTATTTCTAATAATTTTTTCTGTAATATCAAGAGGTTTTATTGTTGGATGTTCGTAAAGTTTTTTATCTTTATGATTTATTGGTGCGATATAATATGTTTTAGCATCATCATAAGAATTTGGAAAACATTTCCCTTTGCCGTTCCTAAAATATAATAAATATTCAGTATCACTTAAATACTTATTTGAATATGTAGGTAATGCATTTGTTTTATGCCAACAAATAATATCAAATTTGCATTTATGTTTTCCGACATAAAATGCAAAATAATCATATATCTGCATTTTATTACACCACAAATAAATATTTATTTCTTTCATAACTCTAATAAATTCTTCACCAAAAGCTTTAATATCATATCCTTTTGTAATATTTGCCCTAACTAAATCCTGCAACGATTTATTTAATTTCTTTACATTATTTATTGTACCACCACCATTTGTAGCACTAATATTATACGGTGGGTCGGTTACTATTAAATCTATACTTTTATTTGGAATTTTCTTCATCAATTCCAAACAATCACCTTGCAAAAGTTTTGTTACCATTCAACATTCTTCCCCTTTTAAGACTTAATTGTTTTTATTATTTTCTATTTGCCTTTCTACTAATATCTTTTCATTTTTATTAAGCCACTTTTGCCAAGAACCACAGTCGCCACAATAAAGTCCAGTATGACTTCCATTGCTTTTTATGAACAAATCTATACTTCCGCATTTATTACACGCAAAAATCTTCATTCTTTTAATCCTTTCAAATATTCTTTATGTTCAAAATCATCGTATTTAACCTTGTATTTCATTAAAAACTGATATACTTTATTTAAAGAATCCGCAGGACTATCTTTCTTACCGAGCAAATTCCATTTATCCCATATATAATAAACATTTCTTATACCATAAAATTTACTACATATATTTCTTACTTCTTCAATAGATATATCTTTATCAAGTGCAACTATAATATCTACATTTAATCCTATCAATATCCTAATTTGTTCATCTGATATTGTGTGTCCTGAAAGTGCAACACAAGTAGAATCGTTTAAACTATCTCGCTTAATAACACTTTTTTCAGACTCAAAAATTACTACATATCCAGCTTTCTGAATTGATTCATAATTTTCATATAACCCAAATAAATTTAAACTTTTAGGATATGAAGGAGTTATAAGAAACTTTTTTATACCTAATTCCGAATAACATGGTATAACTGTTCTCATATTAGTTCCTAATAATTTGCCAGTCATCCAATGCCTCAAAGGAACTATAATTCTTTTCCGTTTATAAGAATAAGACAATCCAAACTTATCAGCACTCCAAGGCATCACACCTTCTTTGAACCAATTAATATGAAGTAATGGAACAAAATCATCTAATAAATCTTCATCTAAATAATTGATTTCATTAACATCGAAACCTTTCCCTCTTACACTATCTTTAATTTTCTTAAAAAGTTCACAAGGGTTTTTAACTTTTATTTCGCTTTTTTTAGAATATCCATTATATTCTAATTCTAATATTTTATGTAAAAACTTTAATGCTTCTAAAAAAGAGTAATTCTTGTTATACTCTATTAAAGTTATAATATCTGAAGCTTTGTCAAAATTTTTACTGCGTGTCCAATTAACAACTTTAATATAATCATCATTGAATACATTTATAGCTGTTGGGTTATCACCATTATAATTAGAACAAGTGTAATAATTTTTTAAGGGGTGATATTTAATATTATGACAACCAATTTCTTGTAAAACAAATTCAATCTTATTATTTTCAACTATATATTTTTTTAAAGATATGGTATCTATTTCTATCACCCCTACTATTAAAAATCAGGTAAAACTTGAGTTATACCAATTTCATTAATAATGTTTCTTGATAAATCATGTTCCAAGACAATCTGATAAGTGTTCGCTGCACCCTCTCTATTCTTCACTAAAAACAATATTTGATAACGCTTATTCTTATCAAGTGTTACTTCTATTTTAGTTCGTTTATTTTTACCATCTAAACGATATACTTTTAGTTCTTTACTTTCGCCTGCATATTCATCGTCGTATACATCTCGAATCATAATACAGGTTGAAACAGGGTCTACAATATTTTTTGCCATACCTATATTATCTTGAGTATAATATCTCTGATGAACACTACCTTTATTAAGCTGAAATGTAATCAATATATGTACATTCAAGTTTTCAGACTTAACCGTATCAAAAATATCTACCATAGATTGTTGCATTGCAAGCCAACTATTTTCATTTACTCTACCACTATCCATTTTAAAAGTGTCAAGCAAGAAATATTTAACTCCCATATTTGCAAACTTTTTAATTACTTTAATAGCTTTTTGAGTTTGATAGCTATTAAAAGGAATAATTGTTACTGTATGATTTTTAGTATTTTCTTTTAACCATTCAGCAGATTTTAACAAAGCGTTTCTAACTTCTTCTGTATAATTACCATTACGAACTACATATTTCTGAATATCGAAACTAAAAATGTTATTACATATCCATACTAATAGTTCTCTTTGCCATTTTTCATAAGAATCTTCATTAACCATAATGACTATTTTTTCATTGTTTTTTATAATTTCTGGAATGGTAACTGTACGACAGAAAGTTGATTTACCTACATTTGAAAGTCCACCAACCAAAGTAATATTACCTAATACTTGTCCGCCTGTTTCTTGCGTTAGAGTGGGTATATTATAATAAGGCATACCTATGAACATACCTTTATCCATTTTTTCGATAAGTTCATCAATCTTATAACAAATGTCATAAGACTTAATCTCAGAATCTACATTAACAAATACATCATTTAGTAAAGCTTCAAATTCTGAGTATATTTCTTCTGCTGTACAATCTACATAATGACTAAGATTATCTTTAACAGGAAATCCTTTTTTACATAATTCAATTACTACATTCCATTTTCTTAATTCGTCAACATATCCATTAAAATTTGAGGTTTGAACATATCCACAAGCACTTTCTATCGTGCCATAACCGCCATATTCGTCAAATTTCTCTTTTAATTTATTATGTTTTTCAAGATATAATCCAACCGTTATATCGTCAAGAACATCTTTGAACTCTCGTACAACAATATCATATGCAATTTGATAATATACACGCCATATGTTATGTGAAAATTCATTTATTTTTAAATTTACATTATGTATTAGATTAGGATTCTTATAGATACAAGAAACTATATTAGCCTCACAGTTTACTTTATACTCCTTTACCTTGTTATAAGTTTCAATTTGTTCTTGTATAAATGGTGTTGTTTTACAATTTCCTGCAACCAATTAAACACCTCTTACCAAATATCATCAAAAATTTTATTATGATACTCCTTTGTCTTTTTTGTATATTGAGATTGAAATTTGTCTATATTCAAGCTCCTATATAATGCTTCATCTACAATTCTTTCTTTCTCTTTTAATTTTCTGTTATGATTTTTTATCTTTTTATCTATTTCGACAATACGAGGTTTGACAATTTTCACTATATAATTAAACTTGTGCATATCATCATTAAAAGTTTTACTACTTATGGAATACTTTATTGTGCTTAAACAAGATTTAAATGCCATATAAATCACATTATACGAATAAATAATCTTGCTATTTGAATGATATATATATTCATTGGTAGATAGGCTTTTAAGTTTTAAAATTATATTAGAAGGTAATTCCTCGTTTTGATATGCAAAAATATCAGATTTTACAAAATTATAAAGTTTATTCCATTCTTGATTTTCCTTTTTTATAACTAATCACTCCTTACTTTATCTACAATACTAATCTTAACGACTAATATTGTAGATGAGAGGACATTTTACTCAATTATTCTTCAATCATTACAGCAATAGTTTTCATAGCTTCTAAATCTGTAATTTGCATAGGGTTCTTATATCCATATTCATTACACTTTTCAAGAATTGGTTTTACTACCGCCATATTGGTTTTATTTTCTGCAATGTATTCAACAATTTTAGATTTAAGTTCGTCAAGTTGTTTCTCAATTTTAGCATTGGCTTCCGCCTCTGCAATACGCTTTAAATTTTCAGCTTCTTCTTTATCATTCTCTTTTTTTCGCTCTTCTACAGTAACACCATTTTTATTAATTTCTGTTTTAATTGCATTAGTAATTGCTTCAATAAACTCATCAACATCTAAATTAATAGTTTCTTTGATATTTGAAAATCTTGAGCCTGAATCCACTACAAAAGAATCATCTCTAAACTTAATCTTTCTGGTTTCATCTTTGATAGTAGTCTTAATCTTTTCCTCTTTGGTAACAATATTCTTTTTGCCAGTTTTTTTCTTTTGCATTTCTCTGTCAAAATAAGCTAAGCAAAGGAAATGAATATTCTTTTTTAGAGCATTAAAGTAATTTTGCTGTTGGTCGGAAGTAAGTACCTGATATGTTTCATCATTATAAATATCATTAATTTCTTTAGTTTTAACATGACCAATCCACCATACTTTAACACCAACACTTTCAAGCCTATCAACTTGTTCAAACATTAAATCTGTAACCTTTTTACCAGAATCAAAGCCCCAAGCTTGATTAAGTGTTTCTGCTCTTTTGTTTGGATTTTTTCTATTCCAAAGTTCAATAGCTCTTGAAATAGCCAGTGAAATATATTGGTCATATGTATCAATAAAAACGACTCTAAGATTTGGATAATCTTCAGTTTTATTTTCTACAATATCATCAACAAACTCTACCCAATTATCCCAAGTTGGAATGTTTTCTGCAACGATTCCCTCGATTGCGTCAGCACCATGTTCTCTAAAAAGTTCTGCGAAAATATATCCATCTTCGCCGACCAGCTTTTCAGCAACTTCGTAAAGAAGTGTAGTCTTGCCTATTTTGGGTTCCCCTAACATCATAAGAGAATAATTAAAAGGGTCTACTTTCACATGATTTTTCTTTCCAAATTTTCTTGCCATATTATTTTACCTCTTTCTATATTTTGCCACTTTGACTTGTTGTTATTAAACTTAATCTACTATATATAGTATAATAAAATAATTATAAATACCATATATAGGTAAAATTCACTTATAAAATTAGAATTTTAAATTATTAGAATTTTTACTTAAATTTCATCAAGCCAAGACATATCATCTTCGGAACTTTCTGTCTTATTGTCGGATTTAGAACTATCTATGATATTATCAAGATTAGTTTTATCTGCTACTTCATTTACACTATCTACTATCTTAGGAATATCAATATACAAATCTTCGTCAGCATATCTTTCTTCAAATCTCTGTACAATATCAGTTGTTGTGCCATCATCATTGTATCTTTTACGAATATAAGGTCTGATAAGAACCATTCTTTTTTCATTCTTGCCATTTGTAGCACAACGCTTCAAAGCTTCTTCCTCTGTATAACAACCAATATTTATAAGTTCCTTAATATCATCTGGAATATCATCAACAGTTGGCATTACAGTAGCTCCGCCTTCGATAAATATTCCTTCAAAAGTAATCTGTGTATAACCTTTCTTTACCTTAAACAAAACATTAAAAGTTTTTCTTGTTAAAGCCTCATTGGAAAAGTCCATTTTAAATTCAAATGTTTTTGTATACGGATAATTTCCTCTATACTCTATTCCATTTATCTCCTTTACATAATCAAGAACTTTAGCATCTACATACATAATGCCTTTATCCTTATCAATATTTTTCAAACTTGCTGACTCCTTGTCTATAAGAACAGACTGCCTAAAAGTTGCCTTAAAATCATTTTCACTTTCAACACTACTCAAAACAATGCTCTTGATATTTTTCTTAACTTGCACATTGCCTTGATACTCACTATATTGAAGGTCACCAGTAACTCTTACTATCATTCCATTAACAATATGTTCTTTTATGTAAGCAATAGCATCATATGTACTAAGAAAATTCTTATAAAATGTTTTACCTTTATTTTCTCCCTCAGCTACCTTTTCCAAACCCACGCAGTAAAATTGGTCATTTCCTACGGTAGCAAGAATATCTTCGTTAAATCTATCTTCCCATGCAATTACTATACTCTTTGTATAATCTGTTCTATCTGGATTTTCTTCATCTTTACCTTTTGTACGAATAACATTATCTGTCCTCTGTTTATCGTAACCACCCATCATTGATGTGAAAATTACACCATACTTTTCTCCACAATCAATACCAAGATTCAAAGAGTTGTAAACCCAATTCGATTTCTTAGATTGAGCATCAATCTCAAATGAATTATCTCTAACAATAGCCTTGCCAACCAAAGTAAATGTTGATACCCAATCTTTTTTCTTGATGTTATTTTTTGTATTTGTTGCCATTTAAACAACCACCTTTCTGAAATTTTGCACGAAAAATCGTACACTATATATATCTGTTTTTTGAGGTATGAATTATAAGTTTGAAATGAAATTTTTTAAATATTTTTTATTCCATTAAATAAAATTCAGAAACATAATTTATTAAATCTTTCATTGTAAATAAAACTTTATTACAACATTCTTTCAGCCAAGGGTGCATATCGGCATAGTAATTATCTTCATACAAGCCTATTATTGGTATATTGTTTTCTTTAGCACACATTAACTCCATAGATGTACCTATGCTGTCAGGATTATTGAAATTTACAACAACTAAATCTGAACCTTTTAATCTCCATAAATCATATTCCATCACCTCTCTTTCTGTGTCATGTTGAGGGTACGAAAAATTATAGTAATCAACAGGATTTATTACAGTTAAACTTTTTGCCGAGGTTTTAAGTAGTTCTTGTTTGATTTTTATTCGCCAATCTGTCATCGCTTTAAAAGTCAACCCTGTCATAGCACCAGCAAGATATATTGTAAAATTATTCATAATTACCTCTTAACTAATTTTTTAATTTTATTTATATATTGCTCCCTCAAAAGCAAATCATCTATCAAATAATCTACATTTTTGCCAACAATATCAGTTTGAATTTTTCCTATATCTTTAAATCCTTCATCAAGAAATCTTTGATATTCACGCATCCAACCACCTTTTCTTGTACTGACTATTTCTATATAATTTTCTTTATTCTTTAAAACTATAAAAGTTTTCATCTTCAAATCCTTCCTAAATTCTATTAAGTTTCATTATTGTATTCAAAAACATTTCCAATAACCTCAATTTCAACATTTATTCCATCACCGTTTGCTCTTATTGGATAACAAATTTTATCTTTATGGTCTATAACCATATAAGAAGCAATTTGAGAAACATAACTCACTATACCCTGAACAGTTTTAGAATCAAGCTTATATTTTACCTCATCTCCCTCAAAGATAAGACGGTTATTTACATCGGGAGTTTCAATGCAATTTTGAAAAACATATCTATTTGCAGACAACACTCTTAAATAAGATTTTAAAAAGCCACAATTATACTTAAATATCACATCGTCACTACCAAGAAATACATCGTCATATAAAAATTTCTTTTTCTTTTTATCATATACCCTAAACATTAATTTCTCCTTTTAAAATCTTTATCGGTAAGACTTACACATTTAATAAGCTCATTTATAAACATATCAATATTAGATTCGGTAATAGAATTATCATTTGGTAATGAAATTCTTATTGTTTTAAGTGCTTGTTCATCTGTAAGCCCTATTGCTTTTAATGTAGCCGAAGGCTTATTGCTATGTGAATTGCAAGCCGAACCTGTTGAAATATAAATATTTGCCATATCCAACATATAAACCAAGCTTTCACCTGTTATATTATGATTAAATGTAATATTTACAATGTTAGATACTGATTTTTCAGGTGTGTTTACTGTACAATCAAAATTTTCTTTTAGTTGTTGTATTAAATATTTCTTTACACTATCAACATACTCATTTTGTTTTATTACAGTTTTTCTTGCCAATTTAGCAGCTTTACCTAAACCAATTATATATGGTACATTTTCAGTACCCCCACGCATACCGTTCTCTTGACTTCCACATATTAGTGGTGTAATTTCTATTCCATTTTTTATGTAAAGAAAACCTATTCCTTTTGGTGTACCTATTTTATGACCGCTAAAACTCATCATATCTACATTTAAATCTTTAACATCTATTGAAATATGTCCATATGCTTGTACAGCATCACAATGAAAAACTGCATTGTATTTATGTGCTGTTTCAGCCAATTCTTTAATATTTTGAATTGTTCCTAATTCTGAATTTACATATTGAACACTTATCAAGCTTGGATAAGGTACTTCGTTGGTATTATAATAATTAACTTCTTTAATCTCATTTATTAGTGTTTCACTATCAACAAACCCTTGTTTATTAACAGGAATTTTAAAACCAAAAATATGCTTAAGCTTATCTTGCTTTTCGATATTTAACATTGTTGATGTAATTGATTTATGTTCTGTCTTTGAATAAAAACAATAAACTGTTTTTTCTGTCTGTATCTGTTTATCAAAAAAACCTCTTATAGCCCAAGTATTGGCTTCACTTCCACTACTTGTGAAATAAATTTCATTAGGTTCTGCGTTAATAGATTGAGCAACATATTCTCTTGCTTTTTCTATTTTCTCTTTTACACATTTTGCAGAAGAATAAAGAGAAGATGGGTTATAATAATCTTGAAAACTTTTGATTATTGCATTTAACACTGGTAGATTAGGTTTTGTTGTTGCAGCATTATCTAAATATAGCATTTGAATATCCCCTTTATTTTTCATATTATTCTCTACAATTATTATATATTTCAAGCACCCAATAATAGCCATATTTTTCTATTTCAAAAGCTTCTGCCCGTCTAAACACAAACCCTTCGAACATATTATTCTCAACCTTTTCAATATCTTCAAAAAAATCAACTAATTCTTGAATAACAACAATCATAATATAATAGCAATTATGTCTTTCATCATACTTAAAATAAGCCGATATATTTTTCTTTTCAGGCTCTTCTGGATAAGGAACTTCAGAATTGCTTATTGATTTAATTAAAATTTTCATTTTATATTCCTTTCATTTTTTCAAAATAAAATATTATTGGTTTCGGATTAGGGATTACAGAACCGTATCTCACTGCTATTCTGAATGTGGTATTATCTCTCATAAGTACATCAACTTGTTTTTCTAATCTTTTTCTAAAATCATCTAAAGTTGAATCTGACTTATAATGATTACAAGATTTGCAAGCTGGCATATAGTATAAAATTGTATCTATATCTACTCCTTTCTTTTGATAAGATTTCTGAAATCTTTCAATAGAAAGTAAATGGTCTACTTGCATTGTTGATAATGTAATATCACAACCACAATAAGCACAATGGCTGTTATATTTTTCAAGAACTTTAATTCTATCTGTCTTACTTATATGTTTACGATTTGCCATCTTACCCTCTTTTCATTGCAATTCAATTTTTTCTCAAACAGAGATAAGTTTCTAAAAAACTATTATTTACTTTTTTATTTTTAAGCCATTCTATTGTTTCATCTATTGCATCGTCATGAAAATAAAATCTTTCCCCATTAGGAGCAATATAAGTTGTTTCAAAAACATCATTTATTGAAATGTCATTTATTACCAGAAGTTTAGCAAACTCTTCTGTTGGGAAACTTTTTATATATTCGTAATTTGCCATTTTGTCCTCCAATTATTTATATATTTTTAGTTCTTTTATTCCATTTTTTTATGAGTACAGATTTCTCAGTATCGCCGTAATCATATAAAAAAATGAGTCCACAGTCAGGACAATAAATATGGGGACGAAAATCACATAAAATATCACTTTGAGTTCTCAATCTAATGTGTACATAGCTTTCACCGCAGAACGGACAAGGTTTTAATTTATCATTCATTTTTCCTCTCCCTTATAAAGCATAGGTTTACCATCTGCATCAACAAGCAATGCAAAGCTGCCATGGTTATAAGCACTATTTGATACAACATACATAACTTTAGTCTTATTATGATAAACAATGTCCCAATTTTTTGCTTGTTCAACGGTTATAAACATAGAATTTCCATATTGACAATTTTCCTCTTGAAGAATATCACAATCACATCCAACTAAAGTTATTAATAACCCTAAACTAATAACTAATGCTATTACTTTCTTTCTCATTTATTATTCTCCTTTTGAATCGCTTTTACGCAATCACTACAGTAACAGCCATCGTAGCCTTCAATTTTAAATAAAAATGAACACCAGATACGATTCCAACCTTTAAGTTCATAGCAACGCTTGCAAGTACCTAATCCTTCTCCAATACAGCGAGTTACTTTAAGTAACCTCTTATTATTTGTTTTATCCATTAAATTTTTCTCCTTATATTTATTTTCTGAAATCATTTTTTATTTTTTGAGCATTTCTGCACCCAAGACTTCTATCTCACAAAAACGATTATGAGAAAGTGGCTCTACAGCATAATAATCATGAACACTTCGTAAATCATTGCAATAATGAAACACGGTATTTGAACACAATTCAATTTCATTATCTTTAGCACCTGTATCATAAATTTTCCCTACTTCAAACTGATAATCTCTACATTTTAAATCTTTATCAAAACCTTTTATCTTCATTTCAATCTTCCTTTTACCTATTACCCAAACTGTATCACCTGTGCGAATTTTTTCGTAATTTGAACTTTGATTTAAAACCTCAATATACCGCTTGCCCAATTCAAGCAATATTTCTTTTTTAATATTGCCGAATTCTGATTCTGGTGGCGAGAACGATTCGTCAAGCATATTATAAGCCTCTAAAAGTTCTGTGTTACTCGAATCGGAATAACCAGTTGCTATAACCCTAAGAACATTGTTTAAAAATAAAGAAACATCTCTTTCCACTATGTATTACACTCCTTGAAAATATTTACACTATATATATCTGTTTTTTGACACTTAAATTATTACCTTAAATCAAATTTTATTAACATCTGTTTTTAAATCAGGCGTAATATAGGTAATATATTTGATAATATTACTCATACCGTCAAGCACACCTTTAGCATAGCTTTCAGATTTAACACATTTAGGCTTTTCGGGTATCATATTTGCCGACATTTTACTTTGAAACTGTGTGAGATATTTAATTAAATTTGCCTTATTAAGATATTCATTACTTTCAATTTTATTAATCATATTATTTCTCCTTTATTTAAATAAATCTGATAATATTCTTGGTGTATATTTTCTATTATCCATATTTTTTATCATATCTTGAATTTCAGACAAAGATTGAGTGTCTATATTACACTTAACAAGATGTTTTATTATAGATAGTTCATCTTTAATCACCCTCCTTCGCTTTAATCTATATTGAAGCATTTTATACATAAGCCAACCTTGATAAGCATTAAGATTACTTAATTCTATATAATGATAAATGTCACTTATTTCTTTATCTACTTCACTTTGTAAATCAAGTAACTCTTGTTTACGCTTTCTTAAATCTTTAAGTGTATCTGAAAATAAACTGACATCTTCCTTGATTTTATCTAATTCATCTGTTTTTATAGGCATAGAAATATCTTGTTTAATCTTGTCTATATCTAAATTCTTATAAGCTGATTCTTTACCAGACACAAAATAATCAACAGTATTTTTTAAATCATCATTATTCATCTCGACTTCTATTATGTAAAAATTATCTTTTAGGTTTTTGCTTAAAGAATTTCTTAAAACATTTTCAATCCTGTTATATTCAATCCATCTGCAACCCCATCTTTTATTACCAATGCTAACAAATTTGCCATTAAATTTGTCTTTGGAAATATAGTAGCCTTTCCCATTCGCAAGCATATATCCAATCATTTTAAAACACTCCTTTTATTTATTATTATTTTATACTATATAGTGTTGTTAAAAAACAACTTGATTATATAGTATAAAATAAAGAAATTTATTACTTCTTTTATTAAAGAAATAAGTAATAAGAATATTATAAAAAACTATTAAATATAACACCTATTGCTTTGATATGCGTTTTATTTAATTACTCTTCTAAAAGTTCTGGATTGTCAAAGATGTTGCCGATAGCAACGGAGCGTTCGCAAAAAAATAAATCTAAATCGTCAACCACATTAGAGCTTGCTTTTCTTACTACCCATTTTCCGCCAAACCACAGAACTTCATAATTAGTAAGTCCACCGTCTGTATCACAAAAACTACAAATATCTCCCTCAAAAATTTTTGTGCAGTTCTTGTCAACCATACCAGTGTATTGTCCGACTGTATCTGCGTAAACGGGATATTTTTCTACTGTAGGCTTTTGCTGATAAATTATTGCAAAATCACCCTCACCATTCTGTGGAAAAATACCGCCATAAACCCAATTGCTTTTTATTTTTTCACCATTCCATCTGACTTTTTCGCCATATCTGCGAGTTTGACCTCTGAATAATATTTCTCTCATTTCATACATCCTCCAATTCAATTTGTACTCGTGCAAGTTCACAAGCTAACTTGTATGCTTTAGCGTGTTTGTTTTCACCGTGGGTTTCATTGACAGCTTCTAAAAATCTATCGATTGTACCTCTAAAACACCCACACTTTACACAGATATTGTTGTCCTTAGTTTTAAAAAATGTTGTAACATCATTACGGCTACCTATAGGAGTGATACATAAAATATCATTAGATTTACTTATTTCTGCGTTACCACAAACCTTTGCATCACCATAAACCATTGCGTTGTCATAAACTTTTGCGTTGTCGTAAATCCAGCAAGTTCCCTCTTGAGAGAGATTTTCTTTTCTTTCGATGTATCCCCCAATATCCCCAGTTTTTACATTTCCAAAATCTTTTAATGCTCTTATACGGTAAAGCGTATAGCTACCTATTTCAATTTTATCCTCGTAAAGCATTTCGTATTTATTCATTTTTAATCCTCCAATTTTTTTATTGTAAATTCCAATAAGTTTACAAGTGCTTCTACTTCAAAATTATTAAGTTTCTTAATTCTGATAATCAAGCTAAATAAATCTTCACTAATTTTTCTGATTTTGTAGCATTCCTCAAAATTATTCATATTTACCAAACCTCATCTATCTACCAAGACCGAAGAATTCAAGATACAAAACGGGCGAACCCCACCGTCATAGCTACAGCTCTCCAAATCCAGGATGCCATACGCAGAGTAGACGCAGCAAATGCTACGAAAATAATCTTCATTGTCATAAGTAACTCTAGTAGCAGTCCACCACCAATCTCCATATGCCCTCAGAAACTCTCTATAACGGCGATAATTCTCGGTGGTGATAATAGAAACATTATCACAGCAAGTTTTACCCTTTCCAGTGCCATCATCTGCAACTAACTTAACGGTATGCTTTACAATATTTTCAGCGCCAACAGCAGAAACCAATTCATTGTAAAATTCACCATTGCAATACTTACGAACATCACTGGTAAGATAATCTCCAGATTCGCCAAACTCCATCTTTCTAACAAAATCTTTAGTGATAACTGCGGTAATTTCTTCTGCGTGTCCAAGAACGATATATTCACGATTACCAATTTTCACAACTGAACCAAGTTGTGCTTCGCCAAGAGGAAAACGCTTATCCTCTGTTAAAGTTATTGTACAACTGCCATCATCACTTTTATCACAAGTGACCTTTATATTTGGGATATTATTAATAAGATTAATTTTCACATTAAAACCTCTTTATAATTTAATAATTATTTAAGCTTGCTTGCAATGTCTATACTCAAATATCTATAATCTTTTGCTTGTTTCATTTCTTTGCGAATTTCTTTTAAAATACGAGAAACATTTTTATTTCTAATTCTTTTAGAACTACCATATCTAACAAGATGTTTAACACGATTCTGAGGATATAATTCAACAAACAAACTCATAATATTATCTTTCATTTTATCTATGTTTTTCATATGTTTACTCCGTCAAAAACTCTCTTAAACTATTATAAATATCATTTTCACTTTCAATCCACAGTTCTTTCCAAGTTATAGCATAGAGCGAACCGATAAGACTTCGGGCGTTAACCCTGCATTGCGTACAACCATCATTGCCTACTAATTCAATCTTTCCTTTGAGATTTGTTATTACATTTAAAAACTTAAAAACATCACTTTCAGTATCTAATCTAATTTTAAATCTTGACATATTACCCTTCCTTTTGCTTTTCATCTTTCAGCCTCAATATGTATTGCCCATAAGAGAGATGTGATTTCCCATTCTTGTATCTTTCTTCATTTGTATTTTTTAATTCTTCTAAAATTTCATCTATTGACTTAACATTTTCTTTATATTTAACTACTGTTCCCTTATTCTTTTGCCTATTTCTGAATTGAGCTTGTTGTTCAAGATATGCAGCTCTTTTACAATCATATGAACAATATTTTTGCATATGTGTATCTGCTACAAAAGACAAATCACACCATTTACATCTCTTTTCATATTTATTTTGTTGCATTACAAACACTCCCTTCCTTACATACTTTAATAACATCTCTATGCTTTGCATAATAATATACATTTTTCATACCGTCTAAAGTAAATATATCTACTACTGTGACTATGCCTTTACTTTTCTTGCTCTGCACCACAACTGTATCATTTACTTTAACATCAATAGAGTCTTTAACTTTCCAAATATAAAGTTTATCGCAACTTTTAAACTTTCCATATATGTATTTATGCTGTGAATACAAACTATCTTCAAAGATAAAGGGTATGGTTTTATATCCTAATTCTTTCGCAACTAAATACCTAATATAACCATCGACCAGTAAACTACCTTTGCCATTTTCTCTAATAACAATAGGTTTATCTATATGACCGTTCTTCTGACAATAATTTCTTATTTTCTCTATTTTATTCTTTTTTGGTTTAGAATCTGTAAAAGCTTTTGGTATTTTGATTGTGTCTATATTTATAAAGTCCATTTTAAAATCTCCTTTTCTACAATTAAACTGTTTTTATCTAAAAAGAAAGCGTTGGTTATCAGCAACATTTGATAAGAAACTTGAAAAAGTATATGTTTGTGAAACGCTACGCTTTTTAGATTTCACTTTTTTAACTTTTACTTTTATTTTCTGAAGTTTATCAACATTAAGTTGATTAAATAATTCTTCATAATCTGGTTCAGTATTCTCTTTTTCAAATACACTACCAATAATTTCAATATTAGAATACATATCGCAATTCATTAAGAATTTTTGCACATCACCCTCTTTAACATTTGGCAATTTAATTGAATTACCTTCTTTTGTAAAAAGTGTTACATTATATAGCATTTAAATTCCTCCTGATTTAAACATTATTAAAGTTTATCCACATTTTTTTAAGTCTTTTTTTTCTTTGGCATACATATGATTGCGTACAACCAATTTTATGTGCTATATTGTTCTGATTTTTATTTGCTAATAATCCATCAATGATAGTTTTATCCTTTGGTGCAAGGGTTTTAAGATATTCTTCAAATGTGATTTTATTGATAATATCATCTTCAAAAGATATTCTATTCATTACAGCTTGAGAGAAAAATTTATCCTGAATTTCAGCTAAAGATAGACTTTCCTTGTTGTTTGTTAAAGGTTCGTCTAAAGGAAGTGTTTTATATCTCTTTCCACGCTTTTGAGTATTACGCTTTCTATTGTCCATTATTACCGCTGTTTTCATCTTCATATATGCAAAAGGTATAAAAGCCCCTTTATTCTCATCATATTGCATAGCCGATTCACAAAGAGCAATAGCCAATAAATCATAATGCTCAGATAAAGTTATAGTCTTATAATCATTAATAAATTTATTTATTAAGTAATGATATTTTTCTACCATTTTTTTCTGATATTTATTTAAAGACGGCATTTACACTTCTCCTTTATACAATTGCATATACCTTATATATGACATTCTGTATCTCAAATCTTATTTCAAACTCATTATCGGCAAATTGTTTAAACTCATATTCTTTTATTTCCGACAAAGGTATAGAAGCAATCCTTGTTTTATGACGATTCCCATTAGAAATAGTTAAATTGTCTTGCTTATATTCACTTATTAACTTCTTACCACAAGTTCTGGTTAAAAGCATAAAAGGATTTTCTAAGTAAATTTCAATAATAGCCTTCTTTAAAATTGTGTTTTTAAATACTTTTTCAAAAGCTGGAATAGTCTTTTTGCAACTTGATTCTTGATTATTACCTTTAAAAAGTGTCATCATACATCACCTCCATTCAAAATTCTTATAATGTCCTCTCCGCCTAATCTTTTTATTGGTTTAATTTTGTTTGTTACACATTTGCTGGTAATTGTTTTAATAATTTTATCTCCAGCTTCACAAATATATATAGCTATATCTTTATCTAAAGCACCAGAGTAATAGTTGAAAATTTCAAATAAATTGGTACAATAATGATAACCATTTTCGCAAGGCATAATTTCTTCTATTTCTTTCGACCATTCATTTTCCTTAAACAGATAATCTCTGCAAACCAAACCTCGTTCTGTTATATCAAATGCTTTATATACCGCAGGTTTTGATTTGAGTCGCGTATGGCTAAAACAGTTAAATCCTATGTATTCTAAATTTTTTGAAACTTTTATAGTAGATAGTTTTATACAATTCCTAAAAGCCCTTCCGTATAAATCAATAACACTATCAGGAATTTTTATACTACATATTTCACTATCAGCAAAACCCCAAGCATTTATACCTATAACTGGCTTCCCGTCTATTTCGTTCGGAATAATAATTTCACTATTTAAGTTACACAAATTTTCGATTATCACATTACCCTTAATAACTTCATATGCAAAACTATCAAAATTTTTCATTTCAAAAATCTCCTTTTTATTTAAATATTCTTATTGCTTATTTACTTATATGATGATATAATGTATAATGGTATATTTTATACTTGTTTATAAAATTTTATAAACAATCTACAATTACATCAATTATCCAACTTATATGATTTCTATTTATATTTCATCTACCCAAGAGTAATCATCTTCATCACTCTGAGCGACGCTAACACTTACCAATTTTGTATTTTTCTTTTCTCCGATTACACCAGCCTTTCTTAATCTCTCAAATAACCATTTTTGTCCTTTGCCCGTAACCCTTGTTGCAAAGCCACCTTTGCCCCAATGATTAAGAACTGGAATATATTCAAAATATTTCTTATACATTTGATAAGGTTCATTAGTTCTCATCAAAATCTTCTGCTGCCTTAACCAAAGAAGAATTGCATTTCTTCCAATCGTTTTACCAGTTTCCTTACTCACCATTTTCGCAAATTGGCTCATTGAAATAGTTCCTTTGCTTGCTGTGATACCTTCTGCAAAGTCAACTTTTGGTTGATTTTCTTGAATGATATTTTCCTTTTTGGTATTCTCGACTTCAAGTGCTTTATTTTCGGCTTTAAGAACACCAACCTGATTACTAAGATTATTCATTGCCATAAAAGTTGCTCTAAGTAACATTCTTGTTGGTTCATCAGCTTGTGGTAAATAAGCATCAATAATTTTATCTGTGCTTTCATCACAAACTTTTATCTCTGTGCTTGTTGAACCTTGATTTCTGAAGTATGTATTTATAAGCTGTCGTTGTACATCCCAAGCAAGTTTATCTGTAAAAGATTTAACAAGCATTAGATAACCGCTCTCGGTGATAAATGCTATATCTTCCCTAACTTTTGGCGATATGCTCATTATTTTGTGTCGACGAATTTCGTCGGGACAAATTTTGAAATAATCTTCACCCTCAACAAAATGTTCTCTGTTTTTTCTGAAATTACGACTTGCTGTTCCATCAGGTCTACCGTGACACTGGTCGATTTCTTTGAGAGTAACTACTCTCTTACCTTGATATTCCTTAACTATAACGGCTGTGTCATTAATCATCATTGTTTTATTTTCATTCATATTATTTAACTCCTTTCATTTTCCTGTGATAAATTCAAAACACTTAATTCCTTATTTTCATAAAGTTCTGGAATTACATTTTGAATTATCCAATCTCTTGCGTTCTTACCTCTTTGTGACTTAACATTATAGATAAGACTATAAACACCATTCTTATTTACAACCACCATTTTTTGAACACCAAAAGAAGTATTAATCAAACAATGTTTTCTGTCTTTTTTGTCAACATGGGCTATTGTAGTATTTATTGTATTTACATATCCTAAGAACTCTCCTAAGTCTTTGCTTATAAGAAAGAACTCATTATCAATACACACAACTCTTAATTTACCAAAATCTTTATTTGCAAATGTTTTAATAACTTCGCACATTTCATCATACCTTTCTATTGTACTTTTCTTAACACTGTGATAAAATTCATTTTAAAGGATGTGTAAAAAATGAATTTTACTTTTAACAAAACTATAAAACTAAAAAATAAAAACCTTGACAATACAAAATTGTTTATACTTGATTACATTAAATATATTCAAAATAATATTCCAGATTATAAACAATCTAAAATCACTATTCGTTTAAATCATGATAATTTAGACACTTATTATAATTTAAATGAATTTATAAATAATTATTCTAATAAGTTAAATTACAATGAATTATCAATAAATATTTTTAATCAACATAATGATTATATAATTGCTAATATAGATAAAAAACGAATTTATATTGAAATTTCAACATCAAGATTAACTGAAATTCAAACTGAGGAAATATTAAATACAATATATAAAAACATCAATCAATTATTTAACAAAAAAGCTAATAACAAATACACCGAAACTAATGCCAGTACAGAAGATATTAATAACACAAGAAATAAGGAATGGTCGCAATCTTCGATTATTTGGACAAAAGTTGGTATTATCGCAGGTATTATTTCTGCCATAACAGGTATTTTGGCATTTTGTAAGTAAATTAAGTATTGATAAAAATGTAATTGTAATATTAGAAATCAATGAAAATAACACGATGTAACTCATCTAAGTTTACCCCTTTCAAACCATAAAACTAATTGACTACTATTTTACCTTGTGATACTATATAAGTAATATATTGTAGAAAGAGGTAAAATATAATGTTAATTACAATCTCAGACATTCCTGTATTTCCCGATGATGGAATATGTGGTGCCCATATTGAAATTCAAACACCTTCTAATTGTCCGATGTGCAACACTGTTACACAAATTGAACCTATAACTAACTGGCTTATTCGAAAAGACAATGAAAACAATGAATTATTTTCATTTTACTTTTGTAGTAAGTGTGAAAAATTTTTTATTGGTCATTACGAAGTGTTATATTATCAAACCACAAATTTAATATCCTTTTCACCTAAAGAATCTTACAATACAAAAGATTTTCCAAAATTGATTCAAAAACTATCGCCAGATTTTTGTGAAATTTATAATCAAGCGTATATAGCTCAACAACAAGGTTTAACTAAAATATCAGGTATAGGTTACAGAAAAGCTCTTGAATTTTTGGTAAAAGACTATGTGATTTTTTTAAACCCTAATGAATCAGTTAATATAAAATCCCTTAATCTCTCATCATGCATAAGTAAATACATTGAAAGTTCTCAGATAAAAAGTTTAGCCACCGCTGCCACATGGATTGGTAATGATGAAACTCACTATATTAAAAAGAATTTAGACTACAACATAGAAGATATGCTTGTATTTATTGATGTTATGGTTTCATTTATAAATACAGAACTTGTTATCTTAGATGCACAAAAGTTTACTGAATCTAAAAATAACAATAAAAGCCAAAATTCAACCAATTCTAAAAATTAATCTTTTCTGTTTGTATAAAAACTACCAAGAATACTTTTTAATGTTTCAAGTGGAAACTCATCCACAATATTACTACCGTTATCTTGTGTTTCACCTACTAATTTTTCTGATAATAATTTGCCACTAAGTGACAAATATTGCATTTTGTGAGTCAAATGGCATTCAGTAGTATTCTTACCAGCACTAATGTCAACAAGAAACACATTCCTAATAATAGGAACAAATTCTAAATTTGTATTAGGCTCTTTATCTGTTGTATCTTCTTCCCACAATAAAACACCAGATAAAGACCTATATTGCGTTTTAAAATTTGTTTTTAGAAAGTTATCTTTACTATAAAATGGTGTTGTAATTTTTATAACAAGAATAACTTGTGTACTTTTAATTTTATAAATATTCATATCATCTTGATATAGACTATCATTTTCTCTATGATTCATTAACACTTTCCTTTCTCTAAGGGTAACATTTGAAATGCGACCCTTAACAACCAGTTTAATTCATATACTATACACTAATTTATTTCACAAAAAATAGAAATATTTTTATTAAATCCTTGACTTTCGTAAATTATCAAATTATAATATAAATAACAAGTTATTGTTGAATAATTTGTAAATTATACATAAGGTGGTATTTAACATGAAATTGAACCCTGATTGCGTTCGTGATATTCTCTTATCCGTTGAAGAAATATGTATCAGTAATAAAGGTATGTATTACAATGGTGGCTTTGATAACAACCCTGAATTGTTACGCAAGTATTCTTACGAAGAAGTTGTTTATCATATCAAACAATGCGAATATTATAGGCTTATACTTGATGTAAAATACGATGATAATGACTATGATAAATTTTCTATCTTTATAAAAGACTTATCATCACAAGGTTATCTTTTTCTTGCCAATATAAGAGAAGATAATATTTGGAATGAAACAAAATCAATAGCTGAAAATGTCGGTAGCCTATCTTTGCCTACATTAGCTCAAATTGCCGATAATATCATAACCAAGCGAATCGAAATGCAGATTAAACTATCCTATCGGTAAAAACTTATTCGTTTTCATTTTTGCTTTCGTTACTATTCTTTTCTTCAATGTACTTTATGTAAGCAGCATGACCTGATTTTTTTCGCATTTTTATATACTCACGAAATTCTTGGTCTAAGCCTGCAAAAACTAAAATTTTTTCTACTGCAAGATAAGCATGGTCTGCATCCTCAACTTTATATGGAAGTTGTGTTGCGTGCAAATATATATATGCAACCCTAAAAATAACTTCTTTTAAACCTTCATAACTATACTTATTCATATTACTATCTCCTTCTTTAAATCGTTATTAAACTGTTTTTTCTTTTTTCTTTGTTACACATACGCAGATTGTATTTTGAGAAATGTATCAGCTGGAGTTTCTAATGCTTCAATGATAAGGATATATTCGTTGATGTCTATTTTACGCTGATTATTCAACGCTTTAGACAGTACCGACTCCTTAATTCCAGTTCTTTTTGATAACTCAGCGTTGCTTATTTTACGCTCAGCCATATAGCCTCTTATTTTATCAGCAACCGTTGACATAATTTTCATCTCCTTTTATCGATTTCCTTGGGGTTATCTATATTATATATCGATAAAATTGATATGTCAATAGCTTTTCGATAAAAAATCAAAAAAATCGATTTTTATATCAAAAAAATCGAAATACTATTGCAAAAATCGAAATAGTATGTTATAATAAATGTAAGGAGGTGATAAACTTGTTTGGCGACAGACTAAGAAAAGCAAGATTGAATGCTAATATTACTCAACAAGAATTAGCAAAAAAGGTAGGAGCTAAGGCTAACTCTGTTAGTAACTGGGAAAATGGAATAAGCAGACCAGACATAGAACAGGTCGGTCAAATTTGTGCAGTACTTAATGTTAGTGCAAATTTTTTGATAGATACTTCTGAAATATCTGAAACTATTACTCCAGCTGATAAAATTATACTTAACAAATATCATTGCTTAGATACATATGGCAAAAAATTAATGGATAAAGTGTTAGATATGGAATATGAGCGTTGTGTTATTCAATACTCCCAAGCAGAAAAGATTGCAAAAAGCGACAATGACAAACCTGTTGAGCTTGTCGAACTCTCAGAAGATAAAATTGCAAACGCACCACCACAAAAATATTAAGAATGATAGTCAACACCTCGTGAGGATAAAATACTTACGAGGTGTTAATTGCGTATAAAAAATAAGAAGTGCAACACCAAAAATAACTTCTTTTAAACTTTCACAACTGTACTCGTTCATATTACCACATCCTTCTTTAATCTGTTTTTAAAAATAATGGATTATCAATCCATTATAAAAATGATATAATAATTATAAAATCAGGAGGTGACAACCATGGATATATATGAAAGATTTAGATATTTACGAAAAGACAAACTAAAACTTTCACAAACTGAATTTGGTTTGCGTGTAGGTGTAACTATTGGTGTTATTAAAAATATCGAACAAAAGAAAGTCAAACCTAAAGAATTATTTATTCAGCAAGTTTGTAAAGAATATCATGTTAATTACGCATGGATTACACAAGAACAAGGAGAAATATTTGATAATAACGAGAATGTGATTATTGATGAATTTGCAAAAAAATATAACCTTGACAAAACAGATATTAATATTATCAAAAATTATCTACAACTTGAACCTGACAAAAGAGAAATATTCAAAGAATACTTTAAAAACATTTTAAATAAATAATTACAATTTGTTAGATACTTTTATTGTTAGACTGTTCCTACATTAGCATTTTTAACCTTAATGCCTGCTGAATAACCTTTGATGAGCATAAGAGCAAGCTTCTGTTCATCACTTGTCATTGTCTTTAATGTTTCGAGTAACTCAATAGCACTTTCAAAATTATTCATCTTGTCTTTCATGTTTTTCACCTCGATTTTCTTTTCATTGTTAATATTTTACTACACATCGAAATGTTTGTCAATGGTTTTTTTAAAAAAATGACACTGTTTTTAAAAAAACTTGACATTGAAAGGTTTTTGTGCTATTATAATAATGGAGGTGAACAAATAATGAGTATAAATGAGCGTATAAAAATACTGAGAAAAGAAATAGGTCTTACTCAATCAGAATTTGCAAAAAAAATTGGTGTCACTGAATCAGCAATCTGCAATTATGAAAATGGTAAAAGAGCAATAAGCGACCAAACCTTAAAATCTATTTATCGAGAATTTAATGCTAATAAGCTATGGCTTGAAACAGGTAAAGGTGAAATGTTTATGCCTAAACCAGAAGGTATCATAGAAGACCTTGCTGTTCAGTATAAACTTAATGAAACCGAAATAGAAATTCTCAAAAATTATTTATCACTATCTCAAAAAGAAAGAGAAGGTTTTATTGAAACTCTAAAAAAAATCTTTTAAAAAAGCCCACTACTTTATTTTAGTAGTGGGCTTTTTATCCTTCCTATTAAGATTTTTTAATTAAGACTTTAATCGATATTAATAATAAGATTATGTATATAACAATATATTCTTTTTAAAATCTTCTCATCATCTATCTCATTAACTAATATCATTATCCATTCTTTATATTCCATTTTCACCCCTCCTTTCTTTTAATTATAGAACATTTGTTCGTACTTTACAAGCTAATTTATTTCACAAAAAATAAAAATATTTTTATTAAACACTTGACTTTCGTAAATTATCAAATTATAATATAAATAACAAATTATTGTTGAATAATTTGTAAATTATACATAAGGCGGTATCAGGTATGAAAAATATGAAGAAAACGAAAAAATTTTTATTAGATGAAGAAAGTACAAACGAAGAAATCTTAGAGAAAGAATTTTTAGAAGAAGAAAGCTTAGACGAAGAAGAATCAGAAGAAGAAACTTTAGAAGAAAGAACAAATACAGTTAAGACATGGATTGTACTTATTATACTTTCTATTGTAGGCATTTGTTTTATGATTAATTTTTTTAATACTTGCTGTACAGGTGAAAAAACTTATAATGAAACTACTTGCGATTGGTGTGGTAAAACTGAAGATTGTAAAATATATACAGTATATTTTAAAAATGGTTACAACTACGATGGCAGTGTTAAAGTTGATACGGACTGTATGTGGTTCAGTGATAAATGTTTAGATAAGGCTAAAAACAGCCCATACTGGCTCAAAATAGATTAAATATACATATAACTATTCTCACCTTTCAGAACGGCTTGTAAGCCGTTCTTTTTGATTATAAGCACATTTTAATCACCCTTTTTTCGTTTTGCATTGGAATTTGTTTCTAATAATTTATAACATTTTAGTAGCTTTAAATGTAGAAAACAGCATAATTACATTTTGTTTTGACATAATTTCAAATAAACTCCAAATTAACAATAAATTCCCATTTATAATATTTGATAAATCTTCAGATAATATAAATATGAATATTGCATTTTGTGATGATGAAAAAGCTACTCTTAAAAATTTAATAAAATTAACAAAAGATATTATTGCTAAGTATGATAATTACAATTTTGAATTCAATTTTTTTGCTTATACCAGCCCTTTAGAACTTTTAAAAGCACATTCAAATAGTCCTTTTGATGTTGTTTTTCTTGACATTGATATGCCAGAAATTAATGGATTGAATGTTGGTGACAAGTTATATACTAAAAATGAAAGCATTATTATTTTTTATGTGACAAGCTATACAGAATTTATTGGTGAATCTATCAAGCATAGAGTATATCGTTTTATAAAAAAAGGAGATGAAAAAGCATTAACCGAAGGTATACAAGCTATGCTTGAAGATTTTGCTACACTTCATCAAAGATATGTCTATAAATACAAAGGACAATATTACAGTATAGTTTTAAATCGAATTTTTTATTGTGAAAGTAAAGGTCATAATATTAAAATTGTTACTGACAACGATATTTTTATTCAAAGAATTTTAATTAAAAATTTGATAAAAGAACTACCTCCTGTATTTTGTCGTTGTCACTCTGGATACATTGTTAATCTTCGAAAAATAAGAGATATAGAAAGAAACAAAATAACACTTATCAATGGTGTTGAAATTCCTATGAGTGCCAAATATTCAACTGAAGTGATTATTAAATTTACAACTTATTTTTAATACACTTAAACGAAAACCGCCCTCAAAGTAATAACTCTGAGAGCGGTTAATTTTTATTGAATTAAACATTAAAAATAAATCATTGTTTAACTCCAAGATAGTCCATAAGGGCATTTTGGAAAATTTTAGAACAATTTACATCTTCTTTATCAGCCATATCTGCAAGCCAAGCTGGAAATGAAAGTGTTTTTTTACAAAATGATTATTTAGTTTATCACGAAATGATGGCATAAACACTTCTACAACTGTTGGAACTTGATTTTTTCTAATACAATATCCTGAATTGCAGTTGGAGTAGGGATTTCTTCACCACCTTTTAACCCAAATTCAAACTCATCAATTTTTTCGCATATATATAAGTAAATGAATAT